AGGCACTAATGATTGATTAATGCGACATTTATTACACATTACGACACTTTGTTGTGAAAAAATCACAAAAAGAAGCATTGTGCGACATTTAATTTGACATACATTTAAAAACATAAGTCAGGAATGCCATTATTTGAATTATGTGCAAACGAATATAAATAGGCGCAGATTAATAAATTACAATTTAAAACATATAAACCATGACAACAAAATTAAAGGCATTAGAATTATTTGATAAATATTATGAGGTAACAAATAATTATTATGAATCAAAACAATGCGCATTAATAGCAGCAGATGAAATGTTAATTGAATATTCAAGTCAATGTCCCAAAGATAGTTATGAAATGGAAAGGCATTTATATTGGAATGAAGTTAAAAAAGAAATAGAAAAATTATAATCATTGCAAATCTGCGTAGAATAGTATCGTTATTCAACGCAAACCGTTACAATCTGTCACGGTTTTATAAAAATTTGTGACATAAATTATAAAATAGTGTTGTATCAAAATTATAAACTTAAACAAAAAAGGAGGGGGAAACTATGACATCAAAAGCAGTTTAAAAATTAACCAGTAGAGAGGATGATAATTAAATTGCTTTTGATAACTTTATTTAATTTGTTAATAACTTTATTTTAGTTTTGGTAAATGTTAGAAAAAGACTTACACAGGTTGGTTTGCGACTACATAAGAAAAATGTACCCCTATGTTATATTCAGGACTGACTTTAGTAGTGGAATGAGAATGTCAATAGGCATGGCTAAGCGACACAAAGCACTCCAGTATTCAAATGCTTATCCTGATTTATTTATAGCAGAACCAAAGGGTGCTTATGCTGGTTTCTTTATTGAACTAAAAACAATTAATAATGTAGTATTTAAAAAAGATGGCTCAATGAGAAAGAACGCACATCACGAAGAACAGGAAACAATGATGTTAAAGCTAAGAGGCAAAGGATATAAAGCAGAATTTGGACAAGGATTTGGACATACAATTAAATTAATTAATGAATATTTAAACAACCAATAACAATGAACGAAGAAAAAAAACAACAAATCAGATTGGGAAGCGGTAAAAAAATTAACGATACTTTCATAAGTTCAAGCCTGTGTATTACGGATGCACTTGAGCATTCATACGAATACAATGGCAAGAAGTATATTAAGTTGAACATCAGCATATTCGCTGAACCTGACCAGTACGGAAAGAACGTAAAGATTACTTTAAATGATTACGACCCAAAGGCAAAAGCAGAAACACCAAAAGCAAAGCCAGTAAGTATTAATTCAAATGATGATTTACCTTTTTAATGAAAGCGCATACTAAAATATATATGAAGTATTTTGGGTATGGGTTAGATTCGTATTTTGCCTGTGAAGTCTGTGATAATCGTGGAGTAGATTTGCATCACATTGAAAATAGGGGCATGGGTGGAAGTAAGACAAAAGATTATATCGAAAATTTAATTTGCGTTTGTAGACAATGCCACGAGTTTTTCGGCGAAAAGGATGAATATTTACAATTTTTAAAAGACAAGCATTATGAATTTATGCAACGAAATGGAAGAACAGTTTAAACCAATCAAAGGTTACGAAGGATTATACGAAGCTGGTAATTTGGGAAGCATTAAAAGTTTAATAACTAATAAAATATTAAAGCCACAAAGTAATCCACGTGGATATTATATTGTAGGGTTATCTATAAATAATAAATCTACTTCTAAAAGTGCTCATAGATTGGTAGCGGAAACTTTTATTCTTAATTTAGAAAACAAGCCACAAGTAAATCATATTAACGGAATTAAAAATGATAATAGAATTAAAAATCTTGAATGGGTAACTGGTAAAGAAAATATTAATCATGCAATAAAAATGGGATTAAGAATTGAGGCAGGTAAATTAATAGCATTAAATAATATAAAAACAAAAAGCAAACAAACTTTAGATTTGTATACTGGAATTGTATTTGATAGTTTAAAAATTGCTTGTAAATCATTAAATTTAAATTATCATACACAGGCAAGTAGAATATTAAAAAATAATAATAATAGGTTACAATACATTTAAAACATAATTATGACATTATTAGAACAGATTAACATTGACTTGCAAAAGCGCGAAGAAAAAGGAATTAAAACTTATGGAACTAAATTAGATGATGCAGATTTAAACAAAGAACAGTTATTAAATCACTTATACGAAGAACTGCTTGATGCAGCTTTTTACATTAAAAAATTAATCAATGATAAAAGTTAAAGTTGCAGCTATCAAAAGCAATCCCAAAAACCCAAGGTTAATCAAGGATGACAAATTTAAAAAACTTGTAAAGTCAATTAAAGAGTTTCCTGAAATGGAAACAGTCCGACCGATTGTAGTTAATAAAGACATGGTTATACTTGGAGGTAATATGAGATATAAAGCTATGATTGAATGCGGATATAAAGAAGTTAACGTTGAGGTAGTTGACTGGTCCGAACAAAAGCAGAACGAATTTATTATTAAAGATAATGTAGGATATGGCGAATGGTCTTGGGATGATATTGCAAACGAATGGGATATGGAACAAATTGAAGATTGGGGGATGGATTTACCTTTGTTTGATAAGATTGACAATATTGAAGATGGGGAAGAAATAGAGTTTGAACAATCGGTACAATTAGAACCACCAAAAGAATATATATTAATTATGGCTGAACCAAATAGCGTTGAATGGGAGGAGTTAAAAGAAACATTAAAATTAAAAATAGTTAGAAGGGGAGGATATAAAGAAGGCAGTCCAGTTGATTCAATAGCATTGGAAAGGGTTTTATATTGGAATGATTTTAAAAATAGATTAAATGTTAATAGCGATACCAAGTAAGAACAGGGCTGGAAATACTACTACAAATAAAATATTACCTAATATTGGTACTTTTTTTGTGCCATTAAGTCAAGTGCATCAGTATGGTTATATTAAAAATGTAGTTGGAATACCAAACGAAATTCAAGGTATTACAAATACAAGGAATTGGATATTAAAAAACACTAAAGAAAGATGGGTGGTATTTCTAGATGATGATGCAAAAAACGTAGGTTATACCCAAATGGGAAAAACACAATCAAAAATGATAAAAATTATTGATGAAGGATTTTGGAAAGAAGAATTTTTGAAAGCATTTGATTTAACAGAACAATTGGGATATAAAATGTGGGGTTTTAAAACTGAAGCTGCACCACGTTCGGTACATCCATATAAACCAATTTTAACAAAAACATATTTAACCGCTTCCTGCATGGGAATGGTTAACGATGGGGAGTTTTATTTTGATGAAAATTTTAAAGTAAAAGAGGATTACGAAATATGTTTGAGACATATTGTTAAATATGGTGGTATTTTAGGGATAAGGTATTTACATTGGGAAAATGAACATTGGGTAACTGAAGGAGGATGCAAAGATTATAGAACAATAGAAATGGAAAGAAAAGCAATAAAGGATTTAAATAAATTATATCCAAATATGTTAAGGAGTGCTAAAAGAAAAGCAAATCAATTTACAATACAGTTAAATTTATAAATGAATAAGTGTAATGATATAGTATTGGAGATATACAACCATCCTGACCTAATAAAAGCGATAAGCAAAACAAAGCCTGAATCAATACAAGACGATTTAAGGCAGGAAATAGCAGTCAGCTTATTACTCCAACCTTGTGATAAGATAAGCGCTTTATTCGCTTCTAATAACCTATTACGATATGCTATAAAGATATGTTGGTTTATGGCTACTTCTAAAACAAGTGAATTTTACTATAAATACAAAAAAAGTGATTTATTAAAGGCGGTTGAATATTTTAATAGTCAGTTGGATTTGCCAACGATACCAGAAAGTTTAGCAGTCGAGGCAACAAAAGCGCTTACAAAGAATAATATCAATATAGAAACAGACCACGAAATAAGGATATTTAATAAATACGTAGAACTAGGAAGCAATAGGAAGGTTGCAGAATATTACGGAATACCAGTTAACCATGTTTGCAATATTACCAACAAAGTTAAAAAAGAATTAAAATGTATATTATTATCATAGCAGCCTTTACATTTGCTTATTATTTCATTAATGTATTCAATGGGCATATTATACTAAAGAGGATATTCAAAATACCTTTAGTAAAACGATTAAGACCTTTTGACTGTATTCAATGTCTTACTGTTTGGTCAGCAATAGCATTTACGTTTCTACCTATTCATACAGTAGAAACAATAGCGGTAATATTTGCAGCAGGGTTTATATCAATAAAGATTAAGTAGATACAAAAGCACCCATGAACATAATAGGATTAACACATAAAGAATCAGGATGCGGATATCATAGAGTAATACTACCACTTGCATTTATGGATGATATAAATGGATATGTAACTAACTTTATAACGGAAGATAAAACCGATGATTGGGATATTTTAGTTTATAATAGGATATGCCAGTACGATATTAATTGGAACAAAACAAAGGAGTTACTTGGATGTCAAGTAGTTATGGATATAGATGACCATTGGGATTTACCTTATAACCATATTAATTACCAATCATATCAGGATATGGGTAAAAGGATTGAAACAAATATATCTGAAGCAGATTTAGTAACGGTTACTAATCAAGCATTATTGAATAAAGTAAAAGAGTTTACAGACAAGGCGGTAATAATGCCTAATGCTTTGCCCTATGGTATTAATCAGTTTACCGATATAAAAGTAGAATCCGAAAAGGTAAGATTATTTTGGTGCGGTAGTGTAAGTCATGAGAACGACATTAAAATATTAAGAGAACCTTTAAAAAGATTGACAGGCAATATTCAAATGGTAATGGGTGGGTATAATGATAGCGACCCATTAACTAAATCTATTTGGGATAGAATGTTTTCAATGTTTGCTGGTAGGCATCCATCGGTTAAACTACCATCAACAAGTCCTACTCAATACATGGATATGTATAATTATGCTGATATCGTTTTAATACCTTTGGAGGATAGCGAATGGCACGGATGCAAAAGCAATTTAAAGATATTAGAAGCAGCAGCAAAGAGATTGCCTGTTATCTGTTCAAACGTAGCACCTTATAACATTGACACGGATGCGCCTGTGTTATGGGTTAATAATCAAAAGGATTGGTTTAAATATATTAATTTACTCATTAACAACCCAAGCCTAAGGGAAAATTTAGGTAACGAACTTTATGCGTGGGCGACCAAAAGGTACAACTTCAAAGAAATTAATCAGCAACGATTTAATGCCTACAAAAGCATTATTAGTTGAGAAAGAAACAAATCTAGTATTTGATAAGCATAGGCACTTTTACGATTTTTACCACAAGACGGGTGAGATAGTAAACTTTAACCATGATATTCAAAAAGAGTTATTAGATGAGTATCGCAGAGTAAAAGATGCGTACTATCATTATAATACTAATTGTACTATATGTGTTATTGACTTTCTTAATTTAATTTACCGATGGTATGACATTCAAGCATAGTGGAGCAACTGGTGATATTATATTTAGCTTACCTACCATCAAAAAGATGGGGGGAGGTACTTTGTATATTTCACCCTATCATTTGCAAAGGGCTGAAAGCATAGCACCATTAATTAAAATACAGGATTATATTACCGATGTTATAGTAAGCGATATAACACCACCTATTGATGTTGACTTGGATAAGTTTAGAGTATTTGCAGGACGTGATTCAAATTTAATTGAGGCGCATTTAAAAGCACAAGGATTGTCAGATAATAGCTGGAGGGATGGATGGCTAAGGATAGAGGATAAGAAGCCTATAATCGATTACACGTATTCAGTAATTAATACAGGCAGCAACTATAAAGACCCAAACTTTGATTGGAACAAAGAAATTAAATACTTACTAACGTTAAGCGATAGGGTTTTTTATTTAGGTTATAAGGGTGAGTTTGATTTATTAAATAATAATGAAGCAGAATTTTTTGAATGTGATTTTGTAACTGCTGCTGAAATGATTTATTATGCTCAAATGTTTACAGGTGGATACTCTGCATTGTCAACAATAGCGATGGGATTAGGTATTAATTACAGGATGGTTCAAGCACCTAATCATACTTGCAGCAGCTTATTAATGGAACGAGAAAAAATAGTTAATTTATGAGTTTAGAGAAACAACCACATGGAGGTTATCTTAACAGATACGAAAAGGGAGCAGCTTGGAAGGGTAACGCCAATGGCAGACCACGAAAGTATATTACCGAACTTGCGCCAATGGGTTATAAGAATGCTCAAGTAATGGATTGCATTCAGGTATTGATGGCAATGACAGTTGATGAACTGAAAGCGGTATGGGATAATAAAGAAAGCACGATATTAGAAAAGACCCTAGCAAATGCGCTAATTAAGTCAATGGCTAAAGGTTCTTTATATTCAGTTGATACATTATTGAGCAGGGTTTACGGTAAGCCAAAAGAAACAACGGCAGTAATACAAGACTCAAAGATTGAAGTAGTATTCGTAAAGGGTAAAACTATTTTATGATTTTAGAACTACCTGAAGCGCATAAAAATCAAACTAAAATACTTGAATCACAAGCAAGGTTTCGGGTGGTGATGTGTGGCAGAAGGTTTGGTAAGTCTGAATTAAGTCAGGTTGAAATAATTAGTAATGCAATACAAGGAATGAACGTTGCTTACATCACCCCTACATATAAACTAGCAAAAACATTTTTTGAGAAACTTACTCAATGCGTGCCTTTTGAAAACAACAAAAGCGATTTAACAATTCATTTTCCCAATATGGGAACAGTTGAATTTTTTACAGGTGAAAGACTAGATAACCTAAGAGGTAGAAAATTTCATTTAGTAGTAATAGACGAAGCAAGTTTTATACCTAACCTTGAAGATGGCTGGTTAAATTCAATCAGGCCTACCTTAACCGATTATCAAGGCAGGGCATTATTCCTATCTACTCCACGAGGAAAGAATTATTTTTATTCTCTTTACATGAAAGGGGGGCAAAGAGATTGGGAAAGTTTTAAATTTACAACTTATGACAATCCTTATATTTTAACATCCGAGATTAACGATGCAAAAGCACAATTGCCGTCAGTTGTATTTGAACAAGAATATATGGCTAACCCAATGGAGAATGCAGCAAATCCCTTTGGTAGTGAACACATTGCAAAGTGTACCTGTAATTTAAGTTACAATGAACCAATGTACTTTGGTATTGATTTGGCAAAGTCTGTGGATTGGACTGTTATAATAGGATTAGATAGCGATGGTAAAGTAAGTTACTATGAACGTTTCCAAAAGGATTGGTTACAGACTAAAGAAACAATCAGGCAGATAAGAAAGCATAAACATATATTTATTGATAGTACTGGAGTAGGTGATGCCATTGTTGAGGACTTACAAAAGCATTTCAACGATATGACAGGGTTTAAATATACATCAACAAGTAAACAGCAGTTAATGGAAAGCCTTGCATCATCAATCCATAAAGCAGAGATTGGATTCCCTGAGGGAGCAATAAAAGATGAATTAGAAATATTTGAATACTTATTTACATCAACTGGGGTAAGGTATTCCGCACCATCAGGCTTCCACGATGACTGTGTTAATGCGCTTGCCCTAGCCAATAAATGCCGTATAGAAAACAAGGGTAGCGGACAATATCATTACATTTAATTACATTTTCTAAAAACTTATATAATAGATATATGACAATTAAGCAATTTCAAGAGTTGTACTATGTTGCTACTTCCGAAGATATCGACCTAGATAAATCGATTAAGATGGTCGGTATAGTAACTAAAAAGACACCCGAGCAAGTAGAGGCAATGTCAATGATTCGGTTCAATTTACTTTGCGGCAGGGTGCATAATGAATTTAAGATATTCGAGAAAGACTTAATGAAGGGAAAGCCTAGAAAAATAGTAAGAGTAGGAAAGCGATTCTATAAAATTAATTACGATGTAGCAAAATGTAAAGCATCAACCTATGTTGAAGTGGCAACTTTTAGCACGGATATAATTCAGAACCTGCACAAAATAATGGCTTCAATAGTAACACCAGTTAGATTTAAATGGGGTAAGTGGGTTGAGCATGAAGAACTTGCAACGGATTTAGAGAAGATGGATTTTGAGGTTGCTTATCATGCAGCGGTTTTTTTTTACACTTTATTCAACGTATCAATGCAAGTTATCCAGCCCTATTTGGTAGCAGAGATGACAAAGAAAGGGATAGCGAAGGAGAAAGCGATGGAGGTGTTGACGATTTCACAAAACATTTTGGATGGCTTTACAATGCCAAGATGGTCGCAGACTTCGAAAGAATATCTATTGAATCGGTTTGGAATTTAAAAGTAATTAATTTTTTAAATGATTTACTTTATTTAAAATTAAAACAGGATAAGGATAATGAGTATCTCAAAAAGTCAGCTTGATAATTTTGCTAAAATAGGTAAGTCAGATTATACTATTGAAGATACTGCAAATATTGATTTAAGTAATCCTACATTAGCTTTGTTTTTTGAGTATGTTAAGATTTTTGATAAAGCAATTAAGGAACAGATTAAAGAAAAAAATATAAATGCAAGTGGAGATTTATCTAGCAATATTGATGTAGTAGCAAATGAAGATGGTAGCGGTATTCAGATAAGCATGATTGACTACTACGACTATGTTAATAAAGGGGTAAAGGGAGTTAACAGTTTTAAAAATGCGCCTAACAGTCCATATAAATATAAGACTTATGGAATGCCATTAAAAGCAAGGAAAGGTTTAAAGGAATATATAAATAGTGGCAAAGCAAGTATAAGGACAGTAAACACAAAAAAAACAACAATAGCAGCAGAACAAAAGAGGGTATCATTAATAGATTCAAAGGTTAATGAAATGGTTTATAACATAAAAAAATATGGTATAAAAACAACAAACTACTTTGATAATGCAATAGAAAAAGTTTTACCTGAATTATCAGAAGACATAGTTAAATTATTAGGAAGCACAATAGTATTACAAATAGGGAAACCGAGAAAAAAGAAAAAATGAGTATAACAATTAATACCAACCCCGCAAGCGGAAGCACGGCACAAGATGATTTATGGCACGTTGCAACAAGTACGGCATCAGGTAGCACAGATATGAAATATATCTTCGAAGTGTATGTAGGTGGCAATAGAAAAATATCAGTTAGGCAATTCCCTGAACCTTCAACAGGTAAAGCATATTTTAACGCAGGGGCTACGGTACGCAATAGCATCACTTTTAATTGGTTTGAGCCAGTTGGTACGGCATACGTTTACGAGCCAAATTTAAGCGGTGAAATGGCGGTACAATACGATATTAGAGTAGGTGAGGAAGTTAGCGGAATAACAACCTTTAACCTTGCTTCAGGAACTACAACGGCATACAATTACAATGCGCCTTTACTAAAGCGAAGGGTATTAAGTTTAGCTGATAGATTAAATAAATGGTTAACCAATAGACCGCTTTACGCAAATACCAAACTAGGTGAAAATTTATATATTCCATTTTATACCAATGCAAACCTCAATTTAAAATGTGCAACCTATGATGGAAGTAATAATGTCATAGCATCAGCAACTGGAAGCACTACTACAATAGAGAATGGCTTTGTACAAATGAATATCGGAAGTGCTGCTATTGCAACCGAATTAGGAATAACAATTAATGATACTGTAAAGTATTATGAAGTATGGTTTAATAGTTTTGATAAAATAAGAGTTAATGTAGTTTGTAATCCAAAGTATGACCCAATTAATATTCACTTTGTAAATGCTTGGGGAATGTGGGATAGTGAAAGATTTGATTTAGTCAGTAGGCTTAATATGTCGGTTGAACGTAAAGCATTTGAGCAAAGAGATTACAGATTTAACGGAACTACGGTTGATTACAAAAGCGCATCAAATAGATATTATGAAGGGGCAATTAATTACAGTAACAAATCAAACTTTACTTATAAGCTAACTGCCGATGCTTTAACCGATGATGAATATAATTGGATGGCTGACCTTATAGCATCACCACAAATACTTATGGAGATTGACAGTTACTTTTATCCTGTAACATTAGTAGAAAATAATTATGAGTTTAGCAAAAATGTATTTAACAAATTAAAGGCTTTAGAGTTAACGTTTAACATGAACCAACCAAGATATTCACAATTACGATGACAAGAATATTAATCGAAGGATTTGACCTAGATATAGACAAAGGATTAAGCAATCAAATTACTTATTCAGTAAGTGATTTAAAAGCAATAGATACTAAAACAACTTCATTTAGTAAAACAATTATATTGCTAGGAACTGCAAATAATAATAATTTACTAGGGAATATTTTTGAGTTTAATAATGCTAATTATACAAACATTGTAGACCCAAATGTAAAGTATAATTACAACGCAAGTAAAACGGCTAATTGTAGTATTCAAGTAAATGGAATGACAGTAATTAAAGGAGTATTTAAACTACTTGAAATTATTATTGATGGTAAGAATATAGAGTATGAATGTAGTGTTATTGGTGAGTTGGGTGGATTATCAATGAAGATGGGGGCAAAGAAAATTGAGGAATTAGATTTTAGCGATTACAACCACGTTTACAGTATTGCAAATATTACTGGAAGTTGGGCGAATGAAAATGCTGGTGCTGGTTATTATTATCCTCATATTGATTACGGAACTTATTCTACCGATAAAAAGAATTGGAAATATGGCACGTTTAGACCTGCTTTATTTGTAAAAGAATATTTAGAAAAAATTTTTGATGCGAATGGCTATACCTATGAATGTGATTTATTTAATACTGATAGATTTAAACGTTTAATCATACCACATAACTTAAAAAAAATAGTAAGCTATCTAACAGGTCAAATGGAGTTAGCTGCTAAAATTGCAACGTATACAGGCGCAACCGCTTGGAGATGGAATGCAGTAACATTAGGTGATTTCCGTTCGGGTGATATTGATGGCGAAAGCTGGTATTATAATGGTGCAAGTACAATAACTGCAAATTTTAAAATAGCATTATCAGGTCAGGTTATTTCACAGGATGGGGCTGGAGTTAAACCATTTGAATTAAGAAAAAATGGGGTGATAATTGGATTTGTAAAAATAACTACTGGAGCCAGTTTACCATTTACGTTTTCTAATAAACAAATAAATGTAAATAATGTAAGTGTTGCAAATGGTGATACATTTGCCGTAACTTACCCATCTTACAGTATAACATCATTAAGGCAAATTACAAGTTCATTTAAAGTAACTACTAATTCAGTTAGCCCAGTAACAATTAATTTAGGTGATACAATAACAATAAATGATTGCATACCTAAAAACATTCTGCAAAAAGATTTCTTTGCTTCAATATTAAAACTATTTAATTTATACGTAGATGAGAATCGCTTTGATGAAAAGCATTTAATAATAAAACCTTATGTAGATTATTATGATGGTAGTGTAGAGGATTGGAGTGATAAAGTAGATAGGGGCAAACCAATAAGGATTAAACCTATGTCGGAGTTAAACAGTCGTTATTATATGCTAAAATATAAAGATGATAATGACTATTATAACGAGTTGTATAAAAAAAGATATAACGAAGGATACGGCAGCAGGATGTTTGATAGTGAATACGAATTTTCAAAAGAAACAGAAAACGTAGAATTAATTTTCGCACCAACACCATTGGTCGGCTATGCAGGGGAGGTAAAAGTTTATAGCACTATATTTAAACAAACAAATTCGCTAGAGGAAACTATTGATAGTGTTATCAGAATATTAGTAGCAAAGAAAATAACAGGAGTGGCAAGTTACAATATCCTAGATGGTGCGACTGTATTAACAAGCCAAACTGTTTACGGTTATGCAGGACATTTTAATGACCCTGATGCAGTAGCAAATGATTTAAACTTTGGAGCAACACAAGAACTATTTTTTACATTGGTAAGTGGCGCTTTAAATGTTAATCAGTTCAATGTTTATTATAGTCCTTATATGGCAGAGATTACAGATAAGGATAGCAGATTATTAACTTGCAATGTAAAGTTAACCGATGTAGATATATTTAATTTAAACTTTGCTTCATTTAAATACATTGATGGCGGTTTGTATAGATTAATTAAATTAAATGATTACACACCTGAAGCAAACGATACAACGAAGGCGGATTTTTTAAGGGTAATAAATAAAGAATATTAAAATGGCAAAACAAGTATTAGCATTTGAGATAACAACGGATTCAAAACAAGCAGAAGCATCGGTAGGTTCTTTTAAAAAACAATTAAGAGAAGCCAACAATGAATTGCTTAAAATGGCTTCGCAGTTTGGGGAAACATCAAAGGAAGCTATTAATGCAGCAAAGAAAGTAGCAGGATTAAAGGATGCCATCGGTGATGCAAAAGCACTAGCAGAAACATTCAACCCCGATAAGAAATTTGTTGCTTTAGGTGGTGCGCTACAAGGTGCAGTAGCTGGATTTAGTGCCTTACAGGGTGCTATGGGTTTATTTGGTGCAGAGGGTAAGGACGTAGAAAAAATGATGCTAAAGGTACAAAGTGCAATGGCATTGCAGCAAGGGATAAGCGGCATATTTGATTCGATAGATAGTTTTAAATTATTAGGAGGGGAAATTAAAGGTGGAGTGGTAAAGGCATTTGGTAGTCTAAAGGCTGCCATTATATCAACTGGAATAGGGTTATTAGTTATAGCCATAGGTCTATTAGTAGCAAACTTTGATAAGATTAAACCTGTTATTGAAAGAATGATTGGGCCGCTAAAGAATGTTGCTGATTTCTTCGGTAAAATGATTGATGCAGTTACTGACTTTTTAGGTGTAACAAGTGAAGCAGACAGGGCAATGGAATCGCTTAATAATAAAACCAATGAAAGAAATAAAACAATAGACCAGCAATTGAAAATACTTGGTGCAATGGGTAACCAAGAGGGTGCAATGCACAAACTAAAGCAAGAGCGTGCAGCTTCCGAGGTTGAAATGTTATTGCAAAAAACAAATAGAACACAAGAGGAAAACGATAAAATAATAGATTTAAATACTCAAAGAACAGTTAATGAAATTGAAAATAATAACAGAATACAAAAAAATAGGGAAGATTTAGCAAAGAAAAATGAAGCAGCAAGGTTAAAAGAAGAAGAAAGATTAAAAAAACAAAAAGAACTAGAAGATAAATTAAGATTAGATACTTTTATTGCAAAACAAAAATTACAAGAAGCCGATGCACAATATTTAAAAAACCAAGAAGCTGACGATATTGCCTCTGAAAAAGCTGAAAAAGAGAAAAAAGATAAAGTTAAAAAAAGCCAAGAAGAAATAAATGCTCATTTTTTTCAACTTAGATTAAAAAACCTTCAAGATGTTCAGGCGAATGCAGATAAAGAAAAAGAAATTGATAGGGCAAAATTAGCTGCAAAAATGGAATTTATAGATGCGGTAGGAGGAGCATTAAACGCATTAGGTAGCCTATTTGAAAAAGATACGGCGGCAGCTAAAGCATTAGCATTGGCAGAAATAGCGATAGGTGTAGCAAAAGGTTATATTAATGGTTTAAATATTGCGCAAAAAAGTGCAGCAGGAACAGGACCAGCGGCGGCATTTGCATTTCCTATTTTTTATGCAAGTCAAGTTGCAGCAGTTTTAACGGCTGCTGGAAAAGCAAAAGGTATATTGTCATCTGTTAAAGGTGGTGGCGGTAGCATTAATACTTCTGCACCTTCAATTGCAGGTGTAACAGCACCAATTAAATCACAAGCAGAAACTACAACATTATCCGCTTCATCAATTAATCAAATAGGTGTAGCTAGTTCAAGGGCATTTGTATTGGAAACTGATGTAACTAATAACCAAGAAAGAATACAAAGATTAAATCGCGCTGCGAGAATCAATTGAGTATAAATTAAACAACTAATTTTAAATTATATATTATTAATATGAAATTGCCTATTTACGATTTAATAATTAATCAGGATGAGAATAACGATGCAGAGGTTTCATTTGTGGCTTTGGTTGATTCACCTGCAATTAAAAAGGACTTTATTGCATTTAATGAGGAATTTATAAATCCATCAAAGGGAGAACAAAAGGATGAATTTTTAAGTCGTTGTATTAGCTATGTAGTTAATGAAGGTAAAGAAACAGAACAAGCAGTAGCGATATGTAATAGCTTATGGGAGCAACACTTTGAAGAAAAACCAATGGCATTTGCTATTCAGTCAGAAAGCGAACATATTATTACTGGCCCGTTAATGATTCCGCAACAATTAATTTATAGAAATTCAGAACAGTTTGGTGAGCATTATGTAAAGTTCTCGGTTGATACTATCAAACAAATTGCAATTAAATTTAGCAAAAAGGGATATCAAAAGAACGTTAACGTTATGCACGAAGCAGATATGCAAGTTGAAGGGGTAACAATGTTCGAAAGTTTTATTAGTGATTCTAAACGTGGTATTAAGCCGATGGAAGCATTTAAAGACCTACCTGATGGCACTTGGTTCGGTAGTTTCTATGTTGAAAATATGAAGGTTTGGGAATTAGTAAAATCAGGTGAAGTAAAGGGATTTAGTGTTGAGGGGATGTTTGATTATGAAGCACCATTGTCGGATGACCAAAAGCAATTAGCAGAATTAAGAGAAATTTTAAACAGTTTTTAAAAATCAATATAATAGTAATATGGAAGCAAAAGAAATTTTACAAAAAGTAAAGCAATATTTTAATGAATTAGCTGCTGCCCCTGAAGTTATGGCTGAACCAATTGCAGAACCTACCGAATACGAATTAAAGGATGGCGGTAAAGTCATGATTGATGTTCTTGAAGTTGGTGGTATCGTAATGATTGATGGTAGTGCTGCACTTGCTGGAGAAGCCGAATTAGCAGATGGTACAAAAATGACTATCGGAGATAACGGGGTTATTACTGCAATATCAATGCCTGATGAACCAATGGAACAACCTATCGTTGAAGATATGGGAACAAAGTTTGCTGCATTCGAAACATTAACATCAGAAAAGTTTGCTAATTATGAAATTAAGTTTTCTGCATACGAACAACGTTTTGCTGACTACGAAGTTAAAATGAAGAAAGCAAATAAAGTAATTGACGAACTTTTGAAATTATCAACTTTACTTGTGGAAGCACCAGTACAAGCACCTGATAGTTCAGTAAGAACATCAAACACTTTTAAAGATGTAGAAGAAAAAAGAACACTAAATATTTTATTTAACTAAACAATTATAAAAAAATGGCATTAGCTTTTAGCGGATTATCCGCATACACAAAACAACTTGTTAAACCACTTCTTACTAGTGCTGTATTTGACGCAAAAACACAACAGTTAATTCTTGCAAGCGGTATCGTTATACCAAATGTAAAAAGTTCTGTTGCAATCCCTTTAATGGAAACCGATGCAGTATTTGCTGCACAGTCTTGTTCTTTCGATGCAAGTGGTACAACTACTTTCTCTCAACGTTCAATTACAGTTGGTAAAATTAAAGTAGAAGAGAAGATTTGTCCGAAGGATTTAGAAGCGTACTTCACGCAAGAAGCGCTCAAAGCAGGGTCTACATATGAGGACTTTGGTAATGCAGATTTCCAAAAAGCATTCTTAGATAAAAAGAATTTACGTATTGCTTCACAACTTGAAACCGCAATATGGCAGGGAGATGCAACTGGTGCAACTGCAAACACTAATAAATTTGATGGTCTACAAAAATTGATTGCTGCTGGTTCACCAGTACTTGCAAACGTATCAGGTTACACAGGTGTAACAGGTTCTCCGATTGTAACCGTAAATGCTTCAAATATTATCGCTGCAACTGAAGGTATCTACAAAGCTATCCCTGTTCAAGTTTTGAGCAAAGGTGATGTAAAGATATTCGTTGGTAACGATTGGTATCGTTTGTTGATTCTTGCTTACAGAGAGAAAAATATGTTTTCTTATAATCCACAAGATTCACAAGCTGCTTCATTTATCTTGCCTGCAACTAACGTTGAAGTAGTAAGTGTAAATGGTTTGAATGGAACTGGTGATGCTTATGCAATCAGTCTTTCTAACATGGCTATGGCGGTTGATTTGGTTGA